ACTTTAGGGTTAGTTATCAATCTACTCTCAGCCAATTGTGCATTATATGTAGTGCCTGGGGCGATTGCGTTGATCAGTGCGGATATACCACCTCTGTACAGATCTTTTGCTACATCGCCACCATTTTGGGTCATTATGTCACCAAGTTTTGTCAGTGCAGTTTGTGGCGAGTCGTCTTTATACTCTAGTTTTGTGACGACCGAGTGGTCTTGTGGCATAGGTAGCACGATAACTTTATCCAGTCGTACCATACCTTTTTGTTCAACCCAATTGGTAGCGTTAACTGCAGCGTCACCATATTTGATTCGCAAATCAGGGTCAGCAGATTTAGGTGATACATTGGCTGTTGATGACACACCAGTACCCATGCGAGTACCAAGCGGAATCACAACACCAGCACCCTTAACGTCATTTCTGAGTGATGTGGTTTTTTCGTCAGTATTGATTTTGAACAACATATATTGTTGGTCTTTGCCGTATTCGTCTTTGATTTTTGAGCCGAGCCCCATCGGGTACTGCAGAATACGTTTACCCTGTAGAACGGTAGCGTCGCTCTGTGGTAATTGGTACGCTGGCTGTACTTCAACGCCTGGGTCATTGGCTGTGTAATTTGTTGGTGTTGTTGCCATTTAAATTCTCAAGTTCATGTATTAAATATATTTAATACCATTTGGAAAATAATTATGTCACGACTATCAGACTTTACAGCACAGTTAAAGACTCGGAACGTTTCTCGACCAGCGCAATATCTTGTCGAAATAACCACACCACCCATGTTCAACCCACAAAACGAGAAAGTGCTAGTTTCAATGTGGTGCTCGGCTATCCAGACACCACAGACAACGATTTTTACTCGCGATGAGTACATAGAGGATGGAACTCGGCGCAAATATGCGTTCGACCAAGATTATCAAAATTTGACACTAACGTTTTATCTCGACCAAGAATATAAGGTCAAACAATTCTTTGATGAATGGAAAAATCGAATCGTATCGAACAGAAGAAACTTCGAGTACCCCGATTCATATACTGCAGACAAATTAAACTTATCCATTCTGAACCAAGACGATCGGATAACATATGTGTATGAATATTCGCGAATATTCCCCAAGTCGATCAATGCTGTGGATTTATCATACGCAAATGGTAATCAAGTCGCCACATTAACTGTGGACTTTGTATATGAGGAAGTCTACTATTCCGAAATTGCAGATACAGGTGCAGTTTCCTCTACCTCTAAACCCGTGTTAAATACGACAGTGGCTCAACCAAAACCAATAAATGCGGAAGCTGCAGAAGAAATTTCGTTCGATGAAAACCAAGGCGGCTTCTCATCAGCTCTATAATAAGGATTTATCATGACAAAATTGATTTTACCAACATACGTTACCAAATTACCCTCCACTGGTAAGAACATTGAGTTCAAACCATTTACTGTGAAAGAGGAAAAGGCACTACTCCTAGCACTACAAGACGGCGAGATTGAAACGATTAACTCAGCCATCAAAAACACAGTTGCTTCGTGTACATTCAATAAACTCGACATCGAAGCAACCCCATACTATGATATTGAATATTTGTATCTAAAGATTCGATCAAAATCAATTGGTGAAATTATCGACCTCGTTGGTTCATGTGAATGTTCCGAAGAAGCAAAAACCAAGTTTGCCATCGATATTGACGATGTACGAATTGAACCCAAGCCAAGTAAGAACAACATTGTAAAAATTCCAGACACACAATATACTGTGGTGCTTCGACACCCGACAATTGATGAGTTTGCGCTTTCTATCCAAGACCCAGAAAACTATGTGGGAATCGTATCGAACTGCATGGTCACAATTTCATCAGAGGATGAGGTCATGGACTGGTCAAAAGATGAGAAAGACGAATTCGTACAGTCAATGAGCCCAAAGCAACAAGCAGGCGTTGCAGAGTTCCTAAAGGATATGCCACTAGTGAAAATCGACACAAAATATAAATGTGTATCATGTGGTAAGCTGCATGAGTACATAATTTCGGGATATGAAAGTTTTTTCCTTTGAGCATGGCATCCTCACTCGAGGATTACTATAAGACTATCCACATTTTGAAGCATAACCATAACTACTCGCTATCCGAGCTGAATGACTTTATGCCATGGGAGCGCGATAGCTTTATCGCACTGCTGGCTAACTCCCTAGCCAAAGAGGTAGAAACATTAAGCAATAATTAATGTATGTAAATATTTGTAAAGTTTACACCAAAACACTCAAATTCCAACAATTGAGCATTAAATAACATTGTAGAGCTGAAACTGAGAATTAAAACACGAACCAAAATTCGTACTATAATTAGCGATGTAAGTTTTATATGATTTCTGGGTTCGTGGTACTCATTCAGAAACATTAGGCCAAATCCTAGCCTCGTACCACAATAGGGATGAAGTTTACTGACAACAATATTCTTCTAAAAAATCGAGAGGAAACTCGCATATGTACCGTCGTCAACCAACCTGTTCAATTTGAAACCCTGCAGGAGAGTCTAGCCATCCACTAGCTCAGAAACGGCTTCCTGAAAAGGATGAAACCATAAGGGTGATTTGTTAACTCGAATCACCCTTATTTTAGTTATGTACTTAACTGTACAAGAACACTACTAGCACACAGTTGCAGAATTAGTTACCTAGCAATTCTGATGGAGTCTGTGCCGACGGAGTAACATGTCGGATATAAAACTTAGCCGATAATTTGGTCAAGCTGTATAAACCAGTATGATGGATTGCGATATGAGTACGACTCATTAAAACTCAAACAATAAGATACGGAAACAATCAAGAACTGATAAGAATAGAACTCTATACAATAAAGATATACCAATCATAAAGTATACTCAATATTACTATAAGAGTACCCTTCGGGTCGGCTAAAGCCGTATTCAATTTATCTTTAAACTGTTGAGAGTGAATTATTTCTTTTATAGATATTTTCATCCAACAGGGTTTCGCTATGCTCGAAGCATTAATATATTAAATAATGTTATGAGTAAAGTAAGACTAGACACTAAATCAAGATACAAGAATGGGATGTACAAGCCCGTGAACCCGCATAAGTACGTTGGTGATGTAAACAACATTATCTATCGCTCTTCGTGGGAACTTCGCTTATGTAAGTTTCTAGATGCAACCGAAGCCGTTGTATACTGGAACTCCGAGAGTCTACAAATTCCATACTTGTACACTGTTGACAATAAGTTCCACAAATACCATATCGACTTTGTTGCCAAGATGCGCACCAAGGATGGTTCAATTAAGACGTATGTGATCGAAGTGAAGCCGCATGCGGAAACTTTACCACCCAAGACTAGGAATAAAACTAGGTTACTGATGGAAACCCAAACATTCATTAAGAACCAGTGTAAATGGGATGCAGCAAGAAAATTCTGCGCTGAAAATAATTCAACCTTCCTTGTCCTCACAGAATATGATCTTTCAATCAAGAAACGACCCAAATAATCATGACAATTGACGTTACTAAAAATGGGGCAACAAAGCCACTTCCAAAAGCTCCGAGAAGCACTCCAAAAGCCCCTCCAGTGCGCGCAAATGAATCCATATTGGATACTATACGCAATGACCCTAAGTACACGCCTACGCGCTCTATAGAGTGGTTCAGAACCAAGATTCGTGACGCTGGTGGGAACTCTCCGGAAGCAAAGTATCAACTCCTGAAAACTACCAAAGAAAGGCAAGTCACTAAAGTGTTGCCTGGGTGCATGTATATTTTTAAATACATGCCCAAACATGCGGATGATCTACCTTTTTACGACCAGATGCCGTGTTCGCTGATGTTTGGGTTGACACCAACTGGAATGATTGGAATTAATTTCCATTATCTAAGTATGAATATCCGAGCAAAACTTTTTGATAAACTTTGGCAAATAGCTATGGTATATCGAAATAACCAACAACAATGCAAACGAATCACGTGGAAATTTTTAAACAATGCTTCAAAATTTCCAGAAATAATTCCGGCGATTAGACAATACCGATATTCGCA